ACATTTAAGGTAAATGTACTAAGAGGAACAGCACCAACCTATACAGGTGCTCACACGTTCGTTTCAGCAACATCAGACGCAGTAGAAACGATAGGTGGTGGTGGATATCTTGGTGTTACAACCTCATTCTTCCAAGACCATGAGAGAGGTTTACCTATAGTTGGTATTATATCCGAGAGAACATTTGAAGTTCAAGCTGGTTTAACTACTATTCCACACGTTTATCAAGGCGGTGGAAGTGTATATGAATTCTATCCAGACTTAACATTTGGATCTGGTTATCGTGATCCAGTTTCTGTTGGTGCTACTGATATACAATTTGTTCATAAATTTGTTTCTTCAAATACAAATGCTATAACAGCAAATACAGGAACACAATATACACCTTCAAAGGCAGATTATGTGTCATCCACGGGAGAACTAATTTTAACTCTTGGTAATAATCATGGATTAACTGCTGCAACAACACACGATGTTAACGGTGTAAATTATAATCCAACAACTGGTGTAATGACAATTACTGCAGGTGTATTGACTAACGGTCATGGATTCTCTGATGGAGACTACGTTAAGATAAAGGATAATTCGATTACAGTTACATGTACAATGGATAATAATGTTAGCAACCATACTTATCCTAGACCATCAGATCCAATAAGTGGTAAGTGGGTAGAAATCACAAATACATCTCAATTTACTTTTGATGTTAATGTTGGTGCATCACCTGAAGTAACATTTACTCCAACATTTGCTGAATATGATCCTAGAACAGGATTAATGGAAATAACAATCGGTTCTCATACATTAAGACCAGGAACTAGCATTAAATTAGATCAAGAGTCAATTAAATTTACCTGCGACCTTGATGATAATAATGCAGAAAAGGCATATCCTAGAACCACTGATCCATTTTATGATACTGCAATTAAAATTGAATCTGTTACAGACACAACTATTACGATTCAAACTTTAACTACTACACCATCAACAAATGTTTCTAGGCATACTTTCAGTAGTGCAAATCCTAATGCTGTAAAAACTGGTGGTAATTATACACATACCTACGTTCCTGGATTAGAAGCTGCAGAAGGGGCAATTAAGAGAGCAACAAATACTGTTACTATTGGAACAGAATCTTTAAACTTCACTTGCTCTAGAGATAAGCACAACAGTGTTCACCCATATCCTCGTTCCACTGATCCTGCTGCAGGACAAACATTAGGATTGGATGGATCCACAAATAACACTATTACAGTTAATGTTGGATCTGGTGGTGGTGGTGGAACTGGTGCTGTTTTCTCTACTAAGGTTGCATTAAACAAGCATAAGTTTGTAAATTCTATCGGAACTCATATATTTGTAGGAACTAAGAAATGGGATGCTATTACTATTGGCACTACAAAGAAAGCAGTTTCTGATGCTACTTATATTCCAACTACTGGAGTATTGGAATTAACAATAGGATCTCATAGTTATACTACTAGTGACACTTTAACAATTGCACCTAAAGCACTTATCTTTACTTGCGATGCCGATAATCATGCAACATTACATGCTTATCCAAGAACCTCTGATCCAGCATACAATACAGCATTATCAATTACTGCTGTAACTGGAACCACAGTAACTGTAAATGTTGGTGCTCCACATCAACAAGATGGTGTTTCTGTTTCATATGGAACCACAACAGCAAGTAGTGCAACTTACAATCCATCAACTGGTGAATTAATACTTGTTAGTGATAATCATGGAGTTGCTGGTGCTGTTTCTATAACACCAACAAATGCATCTTATGTTAAGAATACTGGAAATCTAACACTTACTAAAGCAAATCACGGATATTCTGTAGGTGATAAGATTTTAATTGAAGATTTTGGTTTAACATTTACTTGCACTAAAGATAATAATCAAACTGAACATCCATACCCAAGACCAACTGATTATGCAAGTGGAAAATGGCTTTCAATTTATGCTGTTACAACTAACACATTTAAAGTTAACGTAAATCCAAATCCTTCTGCAGATCAATATACACATACATTTGTACCAGGTAAAACTGTAACCAACTGTATTCAAAAATCAAATGCTAATGTTGGAATCACAACAGGATCTCTAGTATTCAAATGTGCTCAAGATGCTTATCAAACAGTTCATCCATATCCAAGGGTAACTGATCCTGCATATAATGTAGATTTACCTGTTGGTAGAGTTACAATCAATACTATGAGATTGCAGGTAGGAAAATCTCCCGCAGGAACTGGTGGTTCTTTAGAATTTACTATCGCTAATCAAGGTGCAAGATATGTTAATCCAGAACTCTCAACACCAGAACCAATTTATGAGAATATGCCTGTTGTTGGTGTTTCTAGGTTGGGAATTGGTAAAACAGAAGAAACTGGTAGAAACCTATTAATAAATCTTAAAGTTGGAGCAGCAACAACTAATGTTGGAACTGCTAGAAGCATGTTTGAAATATCTGAGTTTAGTGTTGCTAGAGCTGGTTACTCATTCAATGTTGGTGATAAATTTACCCCAATTGGACTAGTAACAGATAAGAGATTGCAGAAACCTTTACAAGAGTTCCAACTTGAAGTTGTTTCAACATTTAATGATTTCTTCTCTGCTTGGCAGTTTGGTGAATTAGATTTCATAGATGATATTTCACCTATGCAAACTGGAACTAGAAAGAGATTCCCACTATTCCGTAATGGTCAATTATTGAGTTTTGAAATTGATGAAGATTCTCTACTAGGTGAACAAATTGACTTGAATGCAGTTCTAGTAATATTTGTCAACGGCGTTATGCAAACTCCTAATGTTGCATATCAGTTTGAAGGTGGAACAACATTCACATTCACTGAAGCACCATCACCAAAAGATAAAGTTGATGTTTTCTTCTATAAAGGACAAGATGGAGTTGATGTTGAGATAGTTAATATTAATGAAACTATCAAAATTGGTGATGATATTCGTATTACTAAGAATCCAGCATTTACTGATACTATAGATCAAGAAACTGATAGGATTATTAAAGATATTCTTGGATCTGATCTTGTAGAAACTACAATGTATAGAGGAGTTGGAATCAATGAATCTATATTTAAACCAGTTGATTGGACAAAACAGAAAGAAGATAAGATTATTAAGGGTGAATTAATTTCTAAGGCAAGAGAAATTATTGAACCTCAAATATATCCAACAGCAAAAATTATTGGTGATATTGACACAAACACTGGTACAACTGGAGTTGGAGGATTCTTTGTTGATGATGCTGAACAGTTCTTCTATGAAGATGATGCTAATCCTGCACTAGAAACTGCTGATAGGTATAATGTTAATATTACTGCAATAGATGCGTTACTATTATCTCCTTCCAATTCTGTAGCGGCAGCGATTACTGCAACTGTTTCTCCTAAAGGTGATATTTCTGCACTAACTATCGTTGAATCTGGTAGTGGATATGTTGGATCTGCAGTTACATTATCAATCGCAGCACCAATAGGAGTTGGTATTGGTACAACTGTTAAGAATGAATTTGCTCAAGTAGGAGTTTCTACATTCGCAGAAGCAACTGCTAACATAGTAAATGGTAAAGTTGATTCTATAACAATAGATAATATTGGATTAGGATATACTTATACAAATCCACCACAAGTAATTATTAAGAAACCTCTATACCAAACAGAGGAAATGACCTCATTTGATAATGTTGAGGGTTATACAGGAATTATTACTGGAATCGCTCCAGTAGAAGGTTCTGGTGGAGCAGGAACTAAAGCACTTAAGTTCTTCTTTACTTCAAATAAATCAAACGCTAATAAGTTAGCAGTTGGATATCCTTTATTAATAAAAGATACCACAATAGGAAGTGGAGTTACTTCTGTTGATGGAAATGATAATAGTGTAGTTGCTATCGGAACACACTTCTTAGATAATATCTACAAAGTTCATACATTCTCACAACTTAGTGACTTTAGAGCAGAAATTACTTGTGATATCTTAAGTACAACTAATACTACTGGTTTTGCTCAAACTGGTTATTATGATATAACCAATGTTGGATTAACAACTTCACTAGGAACTTTATCTTGGGGTAGAATATATAATGGAACTAGATCAACATCACCAATCTCAATTGGTGTTACTGGATTGACAGTTGACTCTGGTTTATCGACCTTCCCTACAATACAGAGAAGGTATTTTGGTGGACTAAATGCTGAATTTGGACTAAGAAACACGGGTTCAATTAGGATCGTTAGTGGACTATAAAATTATGTCTATAAATAAAGAAAAAAAGTTTAATTTATAATCATGCCAGCAATTGTTACTGATCAGTTTAGAATTTTAAACGCAAGCAATTTTGTCGAATCAGTAGAATCGGAAAAAAATTCATATTATGTTTTTATTGGTTTACCAAATCCAACAGGAACACCATCACCTAGTGTTCAGGTTGGGTATGGCAGGTCTAGTGATTGGAATAAAACTAATTTAACACCTAAACCATTAGACAGTTTTTCTAGTGTTGCTCATGTTGGCGATACTATGATGTTTGGTAAGAGAATAGCCTCTGCCAATATAAGAAGAATTGTTAGAAGAATAGATTGGACTGCTGGTAAGAGATATGAAATGTATCGTGATGATTATTCTACCGAATCTGGTCAACAGAGTCCAATAAATGATTCTAGTAGATTATATGGTGCAAGTTACTATGTAATGAACTCTGAGTTCAAAGTATATGTTTGTATTTCAAATGGTTCAAGTGGAGATAATCCAACAGGTAATATCTCACAAGATGAACCAATGTTTACTGACTTAGAACCATCTAGGGCAGGTACTAGTGGTGATGGATATGTATGGAAATATTTGTATACCGTTTCTCCAGCAGACATTTTAAAGTTTGATTCTACAGAATATATTACTGTTCCTAATGATTGGGCAACAAGCACTGATGCTCAAATTAAAGCTGTCAGAGAAAATGGTGATTCTACATTAAATGGTAATCAGATTAAGCATATTTACATTGCCAATGCTGGTGGTAAGTACGCTGATGGATTAGGACAGGAAGTCGACATACTTGGAGATGGCACTGGTGGTAAAGCGAGAGTTGATGTTGTAGGTGGTAAAATAACTAATGCTACTGTTAGTTCTGGTGGAAGTGGTTATAGTTATGGATTAATTGATTTAGGTGCATTACAAGATGCTGCTCATCCATCAAATCAAAGAGCAAAACTTGTTCCTATCATACCCCCATCTTTAGGGCATGGATATGATATTTACAAGGAATTGGGTACTGATAGAGTTTTAATATATGCAAGATTTGATGATTCTACAAAAGACTTTCCATCTGATACAAAGTTTGCACAGGTTGGAGTTGTTAAGAATCCAACTAAAGTAGGGACTGCAGTAACTTACACAGACTCTACATATTCATCACTACAGGCATTTATTTTTAATACCGTTTCTGGTGATGAACCTAAAGTTGGTGAGCGTATAACGCAAGTTCGGAATGATAGTAGAATTGCACAAGGGTATGTTGCTTCATACGATAAAGACACTAAAGTTATGAAGTACTTTAGAGATAGATCTCTAAACTTTACAAAGGCTACAAATGATCAAACTGATTACACTGGTATATCAACTTCTGGTGCAATTTATTCCTTTGAAGCATCTTCAAATGCTATAAAAGGAGATAGTTCTAATTTCTCTGCAGGTATTAATACTTCATTTAGTGGAATAACCACAAATCCAACTGGAACTAAGTTAATTGATCTTGGAATTAATTTTTCAAATGGGTTATCTAATTCAGAGATAAATAAAGGATCAGGGGAAATTGTTTATCTAGACAATAGACCTTTGATTGCTCGCAATGAGAGACAAAAAGAAGACGTTAAAATCATCCTGGAATTCTAAAGAAAAATGCCACAAAAGACTAACTTAAATATAAGTCCTTATTATGATGATTTTGATAAGGCAGATAACTTTTATAAGGTACTGT